GGCCCCGTACCTGTTCCGCCACCCCCGCCACCAGCATAAGTCACAGAAGAGCCTGAAATAGACGATGCAGTTCCATCACCGCCATTACCACCTTTTGCAGGAGATGAAGTAAATCCATTCCCACCAACTGCACTAGCGCCACCACCGCCGCCTCCAGACGCATTACCCCCGCCAGAATCAGCACCTGTGCCACCTGTATTACCTTGAGATGGTGAAGTAGACGGCGTGTTGCCTGCCCCTCCAGCATTAGTACCAGACCCACCACCACCAGAACCTCCAGCAGTACCTGTGCTTAAGGAACCACCTTTTCCACCGCCGGTAGATGTGATCGTGCTAAAAACAGAGTCTGATCCGCTTGTCTGCCCTGATGTCCCGCCGGTACCACCCGCTCCGACTGTAATCGTGTAGCTTGTTCCAGCGGTTACTGAGAAAGCGGTTCCCGTCCTAAACCCTCCGGCTCCACCTCCACCGGCATAATTTGCATTCCCACCACCACCGCCAGCGACTACCAAGTAATTCACCGAGGTTGCACCTGTAGGTGCAGTCCAAGAGGTTGTTCCTTTGAAGATATAAGTGCTGCTTTCTACCGATTGACGGTATTTGATGATGACGATACCGGAGCCGCCTGCGCCGCCTGTTGCCGAGCCACCGTCTGATCCACCTCCACCACCACCTCCAGTATTTGTGGTGCCTGCGGTTCCATTGCCATTGTTGCCGCCATTTCCACCACCGCCAGTGCCGCCAGTGCCGCCGCCTGTTTCTCCAGCGCCACCACCTCCACCAGCATAAGTTACGGAAAAACCTGATATTGATGACGCTGTACCAGCCCCACCATTTGCCCCCGATGTAGATGATTGAGATGAAACAGGAGACCCTGCTGCACCAGCACCACCTCCGCCCCCTCCCATATTTGCACCTTGACCTCCATTATTACCTTGGCTTGGGGATACAACAGGGCTATTTCCGGTTCCGCCATTGGTGTATGCCGTAGTCACGCCGGGTGTACCGCTTCCACCGCCGCCGCCGCCAGAGCCTCCATTACTACCAGCTCCGGTAGCATTGCCTGCGGTTCCGCCGCCTGTAGAGGTAATACTACTGAAAACGGAATTACTACCATTTGTATTCCCAGAAGCAGGGTCTCCAGCAGCTCCATTTCCACCGGCCCCAACAGTAATTGTATAATTAGTGCCAGCAGTAACACTCAATCCTGTTCCAGTTCTAAATCCACCCGCACCGCCTCCACCACCACGGTTTGACCCACCACCCCCACCACCAGCAACCACCAAATATTCAACCGCAGACACACCAGTAGGGCAAGTCCACGTTCCAGATGATGTGAATACCTCTACTACAGTCGCACTATAGGGCCAGTTCTGACCCAAGATCGCAGCCACTATGGGGTTTAATCCCCAAATACCTGACGCACTAGTTGTTGATGGAAATTGAGCCATGATCTATGCCTCAAGAAATCGTCGTGTAAGAACAGGTGTAAGTCAGTTTAGATGCCGTGGCGCTTGTAGCCCACAACGTAGAAGCCTCACCTGTCACGCTTGTGTCTAGCAAATACAGCGATGTCCCCGTGGTCAGCACTTCAACCGTTCCGCCAGCAGGCACCGTCAGCAAATAACACAAGGCTCTATAGGTAGACCCATCAGCAAGCCTTAGCTCCACCGTGGTGTTATACGCAGAACTTCCATCAATATTAGCTACCAAGATGGAGTTGATCTTATGCGTTGCCCCTGTCGCAGGTGCCGTCACCAAAGCATTTCGTGAGGTATCTGAAGGAGTTATAGACACCGTATGGGGTACGATGCTTGTTACAGAAACAATGTTCGGCGACGCCATATTAACCTCCGAAAACTAAAGCCATAGCTATAGCAAAACCTGTTGTAGAAAGAGTTCCAGACGTTGGCAACGTCACATTCGTTGCACCAGTTGACGTTAAGGTAATACTGTTTGCACCCGATGTCGCCAAGGTAGAACCGTTAGCCAGTGTTAGCGTGGCGCTTGTTGCCGGTGCTGTGATAGCAACCTTGTTAACACTTGTTGCCGTTGCTACACCAAGTGTTGGTGTCACTAGCGTGGGGCTGGTAGCAAATACCAGAGAACCTGACCCCGTTTCATCCGTGACTGCCGCTGCAAGGTTAGCCGATGATGGCGTACCCAAGAAGGTCAGAATGCCTGCCGCCGTGGACGTTGTACTCGGTGCAACCCCTGCGCCACCACCAATCACAATCGCATTAGCAGCCAACGCACCAGAGCTTGCCCAAGTTGTACCGCTTGAGAAGTATGGAATACCACCTGACGTACCAGCAATCGTAAATGCCGGTGTGGTCGTCGCTGTAGCTACAGAAACAATACCGCCCGTCCAGCTAACGCTAGTAACCGTTCCCGATCCACCGCCACCCGATGCAGCAATAGTGATGCCGCCAGAGGAGTTAGTAACCGTGATACCCGAACCAGCAGTCAACGTAGCAAGGCTAAATCCTGATCCATTACCAATCAGTAACTGACCATTCGTTGGTGTGGCCGTATTGCCTGTACCACCGTTCCCAAAAGGCAGCGTACCTGTGACCTGAGAGGCTAGGTTGATATTGCTGATCGTATTGTTAGCACCATTGATGGTCTTGTTGGTCAGGGTTTCTGCCCCTGCCAGCGTCGCTAACGTGCCGGTCGTTGGTAACGTAACCGATGTATTGCCGTTTAAGGTCAGCCCAAGACTGTAGTTACCTGTGAAAGTAATCGTATTCAGTGCATTGTTAGATACACCCGTACCACCATTAGCAGGACTTAAATTACCCGCAACCGTTACTGCACCACCTGTTGCCGTGCTTGGCGTTAGACCTGTCGTGCCAAATGAGATCGTGGATACGGTATTGCTTGTGGTTGCCAAGGTTCCCGATGTGGGAAGTGTGACGTTTGTAGCACCCGTGGAAGTCAACGTGATGCTATTAGCACCAGAGGTTGCAAGCGTAGATCCATTAGCAAGTGTCAGCGTACCCGTGGTCGTGGATACCGTTAGACCATTCAAACTTGTTGCTGTAGCTACACCAAGAACAGGCGTGGTAAGCGTAGGTGATGTTGCCCTAACGACATTCCCTGTACCGGTATTCGCTGTCCAGGTTGGCGCTGATCCTGTGGAAGTCAGGACATAGTTAGACGTACCGATGGATAAGAAGCTTGTCGCACCTGATGCTGTCTGATAAGGCACCGATCCCGCTGCACCACCTGCCAGATTCGTAGCCGTCCCAACCGTCACACCTGATGCAGAACTCCACTGTGGTGCTGTTCCTGAAGACGTAAGGATGGTCGTGCTTGAACCAATCGCAAGCTTGGTAAACGCTGTACCCGTGGCGTAGTAAACCAAATCACCAGCGGTGTAACTAGACTGACCTGTACCACCCTGATCCGTGGCTAGCGTACCTGTAGAGGTAAGTGCTTTAGATCCATCCGTAAAGACTGCTTTACTTGCCGTGGCCGAAGATAAGATCGGTGCCGAACTAAAGGTCTGTATGCCCGTAAATGTCTGAGCCGCATCCGTCCGTGCAATCGTTGCACTGGTCCCCGGAAAGGTCATCGTGGTGCTATCAGTACCTGCTAGCGTCAGGCTATTACTAGCCGTTAGTGTCTTGCCATCAGCAATGGTCAGTGTTGCGCTAGATGCCGGAGCAGTGATCGTGACTTTGTTGTAAGCCCCGGCTGTGATGTCACCCGTGGTATCAGCGACAAATGCTGCCGAGTTCTGAATAACCTTACCCGTCAGACCGTCAAATCTTGCAATTGCGTTATCAGTAGAAGACGCTGGTCCGTCTACATCACCCGAAGCAATCTCTTTGAAATCACCGGCATTCGTATCCCAAGCCACCCAAGTCTGTTTGCCCGGAGCAACCGAAATACCTGTCGTAGGCCCAGTGCTTCCCCTGATCGTGACATTGAACCCACCAGAGGTGTTGTTCATCACAATGTAGGCTTTACTGCTATTGGGTACGTTGATATACCTGAGTGCTGTTCTTGACCCCGTACAGTTCAGGATCATGTACTGGGCTGATGTCGTCCCAATATTCGTTGCTGAACTTGTACCTTGCGTCAGGGTCAGCGTGACATCACCGTCAGTGCTTAATGTCTGTGTACCCGCAATTGCAATATCAAGGTATGAGGTAACGGCGTTGTTGACATCGTCGCCCCAAGTTCCAGACTCGGTACCCGTGACAGGCTGACCGAGGGCCAAAAGGGATGTGTAATTGACTGTCATGTCGTTATCTCAGTCCAATTAGCGGTTTGAGAAGTATTGATCTGCTCCCAGAACAATACAGCAGAGATGCTATCAGCACCAGATGCGTTTTCAAGTACAGATAGCTGCATTTCCACGTTGATTGAAACAAGGTCATTACCCGCCGCATTCTCAAGCACAGAACTAATAAAGCTCGCTGAACCTGAAATACTGTCTGCACCAGCAGATGTTTCAATAATCGTTCCACCAAAATCAGCAGCCCCTGCAATTGTATCTGCACCACTGGCTGCTTCAATAATATCGGTGGCAAAGTATGGGTTGCCTGCCATGAGGTCATTACCCGATGCGGCTTCAAGAATAGATGCTGGATACTCAACCCCCGGCACAGCAACTGTGTCGTTTCCTGAAGCCAGTTCAAGAACAGAACGATCATAAGCTGACCTGCCCCAAGGCCCAAATCCCCATGCACCTGATCCCCAGCCGCCTTCACTCATGTTGCCGTTAATGAAAATTGGTACGTTACAGAAATTACATCACCTGAAACTACCGACCGATCTCCGGGTGCCTGGAAGTCTGCGGCACTGAATAACGTACCGGAAGTGCCTGATGCAACAGAGCAAAGAAACGCACCGCCAACCGTTGAAGTACCCGTAATATTGAAAACAGCTTTATTAGAGGTATTTGTTACTACGGAAGGATTAGCATTCGTAGAAGCGGCAAAAGTTGCCGCTGGTCTCGTTCCAGAATAAATGGAGCCACCACCTGCTAATTCAGTCCATCCGGGGTGTACTGCCAGCGTATCTGAAGCAGCCGGTGTGTTACTTGCAGCAGCCCCGTATAAGCCCACATACCATGTTGTGATCTGTGCTGCCGAGTTTGCCAGTGCCGTGCCAGCCATGTACTGAAGACCGACGTTGACTACTAAGTTATCACCCTCAGCAGTCCACTTGAGGTTGCCATCTTTGTCATGGCACTCTGCATAGTACCTACCGCAGGCCACAGCCGATTCACCCCACGATGTTTTAGCGGCTAACCCGCTAGAAACTTGATCACCCGCTTTTGCTTTTTCCATCATGCAATCCTTAAAACAGATTCAGTTGCGCCCATCGGGGGAAAAGTGACGATTAAATTTGACGCGTTTTTGGTAATCGTCTGCCCAAAGTTAAGTACACACACTGCACGATTTCCGTTGGTGGAATTGTAAATCAGTGCGCCCGCGCAGGAAAGAGTTACGTTGGTAAAAGTTGCGTCGTCGAACGACCAATATCCTGTAGTACCTGATGAAAGGGGTGTGATATTAATAAGTGCGACCCCACCAGCGGTGTAATTGGTTCCACTCGACGGTACTTCCCCAGTGGATGTGTAAACGGTTGTATCTGCTCCGAGGTTGGCAGTTGCGACGTACAAAGCGAGCTTGAAAACATTGCCTGTCGTCCTTGTAAAGTTGTGCAGTCCTTGGGCAACTTCTGCCTTAAAACTTGTGCACATGGTTTGAACAATTGCCATACTACTTCACCGGATACCGTACTTGACCAGAACGATAAGCGTCCTGACGTTCCATACCATCACCAAGGCGTTTAGCAAGGGCTAAGGCTTCTTCGTATTTATTTTGCACCGCTCCCATCATGTCCGGTTCGGCTTTGATAAAGAAATACGCTTCCCGTAACGAACCATAAAGCAAAACAGAATCAAAGTTATCGCCCAACCAAGTTTGACCTGAAGCAGCTTCGGTAATTGACTGTGGGTAGTAGTAATAATGAAGCTCGACAGAATACCCGGAATCAGGTGTTGGACCTAATAAAAAAGTTAGCTCGTTAGGAAACGTAGGATAGTCAGGACCAAAAATAGCGTAATGACGTGGGCGACCTGTATTACCAGAACCTAAAGTAACAGGGTATGCCTCACGAATAAAATTAACGTCTTTGTTTAGTAAGTAATGGTAGCGCCCCGTGGCATCAATAACAGCCATACTATAGACCGCTAAGAAATCAGAGGGGCACTGAAGATACTGATTATTTAAAGTGGCGGTTCCTGTTACGTTTTTTCGTAAAGAAGGAAATTGAACGGAGTTATAAATGCGCTGCTCAGCCTGTTTAACAAAAGTCGCAAGCTGTTGATCTGATGTCCACGTCGTTGCAGAATCAGCAAAAGTAATCGTTGGGTAGTCATTTTCGACATACCCTCGGATCGCCTTTTTTAAATCCGTATAGTTCACGCCATCGGACCTCTAGCCATTACACCCTTAGTTGCCGCCCCAGTACCGCGAATCTTAATACCAGAAGTCTTGGGTTTTGCATCCGTGGACTTTGGGGTCGGCGCAGGTTTAGGCTGATTAAAAGGTTTAACTTGTTTCATTAGCGCCCCCTACCAGAGTTTTTGTAGGTAAACGAAGACTGCTTTTGGTTAGCAATCTTGGCGAGGTTACGCCCCATCTTTAGCATGTTTGCGTTGGTCTTGCCACCCTTGGCAAGTTTGGTCAGAGGCTGACCTTTGTGCTTGGCTTTCTCATGCTTGTGAACTGCTGTTTTTGCATCCATCATAAACTCCTACGATACGGTGACTGAATTAACAAGTCCTCTAGGGACAAGATCGTTGGGGGTCAAAGCAGCATCAAAAGATCTGGAACCACCAATTGGATACCACCCCCATTGTATAACCCGACTGCCCCCAGAGGGAACCCCATTCTCATCTTGGCTTGAGTCGTCATTTACAGGTTCAATCTGTAAACCATTTAACCCCGATTGGTAATAAGAGTTAGAGTCAACACGAGGATTACGAATAGCCTGTGGGTCATACACAGGATACATACCAAGCTGCAATTGCGGTTGATCGGGTTCCCAGCACTCAGGGCAGACTAATATGTTTACATTCTTAGTCTTAATTACCAACGACTTTAACTGTTTCAGTTTGAACCGGAAGTTACACCTATCGCACTGCGCGATAGCATATTTACCAGAGGCAAACTGATTGGGCATTAGAAGCTCCCAGTGTTACCTAAATACATCCGGCGCGGTACAAAACGAACCGCAGCTTTCTCACGATCTTCACCCGCTGCAAAATTCCACTGCTCTTCATAAGCAGCTTTAAGAGCTAATAACCGTTCTTGCCCTTCAGGAATCTTTTGAGCGATGTAATACGCTAACCCTGCTGTAATACAAGGAAGAAACCTAAACGGCATATCGGGAGTTTGGATACCGTCGCCAGCATTCTGAATACGACGCATCCGCCAGTAGACTACTTGATAGTACGGCGAGGCTTCAGTGCCTTGGTCAGGGACAGGCCAAACTGTGAATTGGGGGTAAGCGGTTTGTCCGGGGTCGTATGCGCTTGTTGCAGGGTACGTGGCTCCAGAGTTCCTGCTGATGTAAATCTGTATCGGTCTTGCTTGAGCCAACTTGTTTGGGATTGTGGCGTAGGTGGAGACACTAATCCTTGTAAGTGTAAGGTCAGCTTGCGTTGAGGCATTACCTGCACCCGTCCTTATAACGTGTTCAAGCAAGTCAATGGTGTCGTCCGGTAAATCGTACGTCGCAGTGCCCTGTACCAAATTCTTCGTGCCCTGCTCAATCGTCCACATATTGATGCCACGATTTGCCCACTCAATGGTTAGTAGGTTCATCGAACGACGTGCAGTACGCAGGTCGTAGCCAGAGCGCATCTCCCGACCAGCCCTTTCAAAGGCTTCCTCGGCTATGTCTACAAACTCAAGATTAAAGTCGGTTGAGCCGCTCGTGGTCATGTCTTGCTTCCAATTCTCTTAGGTCCATCGCTACGTCAGCTACACCGTGCCAATCTTCAAGAGCCACCATGACTTGCAGGTACTCCTTCAGTATTTCTTTCTGCACCTGCCAATCTTCGTAATCTTTCATCTGAATCTTGCAGTCTTTGCGGCAATTTTTGCCGGTTGTTTGACGAACTGCTTACCTGCGCTCTTTCCAGCCCGTTTAGCTCTTGTAGTCGCAGCGTATTCAGCAGGTGTAAGAGATTTAATTGCCGCCTCCGGGAGGTATCGTTCGCCAGTTGCTTTTGAACCCTGTGTGCTAGGTTTGCCACTGCGTGTCCTCCACTTCTGGTCAGTCCAATTTTTTAGACTTTGCTGCGGGGCTTTCACTTCATCTTCTTCAACGTCTGTGCCAGCCTTGCTCGCTGCCCTAATTTACCGGGAGCTTTTGCAGCTTTAGCCAGCTTACCTGCGGGAATCGGTTTGTCGCCTTTGACACCAAGCTGTGCGCGTAAGGCTCCGGGTTTTTTAATGGCTGACTGAATCCACTTACCACCTTTAGCCATACCACCTTTTTTGTAAACCCCACGACCTTTAAGAATGTCAGCTTGGGTTACTTCGCCATCTTTATTTAGATCTGGAAACTTGCTAGTCACGGTAACCTCCACCACGCTGCTTGTACTTCATGGCAAGCATCTGAGCTTTACGAGCTGACCACTGCCCCGGCGCACCACCTTTACCACCAGCTTTGATGCTGTTGAACAATGCTTTACGCATCCCCGGTTTGGTGTAATTGCCAGCTTCGTTCACGCGAGACACCTTGCCACCTTCAGCGTACTGATCAAAGTCAGTGTTATCCCGCCTAGCTTTACGCTTGGCAGTCGGCATTTTTGAGGGCGAAATTGCCCCCATCCCGCGAGAAGGCATCATGTCAGCAAGCCTTACCGCCGTAAGCCATCTTCTTCATTTTCATCTTAGCCATACCACCTTTAGCCATCTTGATCTGGGTGCCTTTGGTTTTACCCTTGGTAGCAACACCGTCACGGCTAGGAGCAGCAGTCTTAACAGCGCCCATTTTTGATGGGGCTACGCCACCACCCATGCTCATCTTTTTCATCGTAAATTCCTTTCCTACAGATTGAGGGACACCAACTTTCTTTGCAAACTTGGGGTTATGCGCTACGGCTTGCATGAACCTTTCTTGTTTGCCGCTTACCGTAGGCATTACCGCATCATCCCACGGGTCTTACCACGCTGTGCAATACCGTCAGCACGTTTAGAAGCTGAACCTACTTTGCCACCTTTAGCAAACCCACTCATACCACCAAGACCTTTAGCCGACATAGCACCCGCGCCAAAAGTACGCGATGGAGTTGATGTTTCTTTAGCTGCCTCTTCCGCAGCTCTGCGACGACGGTTTACGATATAAGCATCGGGTTCACTACCCAATCGATCACGGGCAAGAATAGAAGAACCAAGACGGCTTTCACGAGCTTTTTCAGCATCGGATTCGCGCTGCGATCTTTCCCCAGCGGCCTTCATACCTTCGTGTCTAGCTTTACTAGACGCTAAATCAGTAGGACGACGCTTAGATAGATTTTCTTCTGCGGTTTCACGCCCACTAGGTTTAGATGCAGCGGGTTTAGATCCTGCCATTTCCGTCGTATAAGATTTACCGTTAAAAGTAAATCGCTCTTGCCCCGCTTTACGAGCTTGAGCAAAAGCTTCACGGAATGTAGAGGGTGCTGTTTCAGCTTTAGAAGCTACGTACTCTTTTGCACGTTCACCTTCTTCAACCTCTCCACCTTCCTCATAACGCTTACGCGCACCAAATTTAATCGGCTTTTTCATCGTCGGAGTCCTTTTTGCGACGGATAATTTGATCAAACGGTTTGCCCGTAACCATCTCGGCAATACGCATAAGCGTCCAGACAGCACCAATCAAACCAAATAAGGGCGTAATCACTTGGAGAAACGATCCGATTGTGGCAACCACAGACACGATGTCTGCGGCATTCTTTACCAATTCGTGTTTATCTTGAGTCATATCAGCACTTCCAAGCTCTTAAGGATTTGTTGATACGGCTGTTTGGGTCGTTGGCTGTTTTAGAACTCGTAAGCTTCTTTTTCATGCCTTCCATTCTGGCACAGAACGATTTTTTACGAGGGCCACCCTCTGGCTGCGGGGCTTTGAGTCCGGGCTTCCCCGGATTGGCAGCGTTATACGATGCTCGACCCTTGGCGTTCAAACCACCTTTAGGGTTTTTGCCTTCTTTGCGTTGCCAAGCTGGGGTTTTTGCCATGACATCACCCGCAAATTAATGTAACCGCAGTGACATTTGTAACTGCCACGGTTGCAAGATCATTAGTTTTGTACGTTGTACGGATACCTTCTGCTGCCATATACAAGCTGTTAACCTGCGTGGCTGAAGCTGGGGTATCAATCTCAAGCAACAACGTCGAATCACTTGCGCGAGTGACAACAATCGTACCCGCAGAAGCACCTGCCAAGTAATACAAACCTTTGATCCGGGTCATGGGTAACGCCAAACTGCCGCCATACCCAACCGTGATTGCCGCTGCGGTTGCTGCACTTACTGTGATGCTTGAAACGGAAGCAAAGTAGTTAGTGCTATAGACCGTCGTATTGTTTGGCCCAGCAACCACTTCAGTAACAACCACACCACCCACGGTTGTGCCTGTAATGGTAAAGTTTTTACCCGTTTCGTTACCCGTGCCGGTAATGGATACTTTGTAACCGTACCCATTAATCCCCGGCGTTGTAGCAGCAAGTGTAAGTGCACCAGCACCACTCGGTGTAACCGAAGTCACATAAAAGTTGGCACTCGACTTTATCTTGACTGACCATACATCATATTGCATGGTGCACCTCTAATTAGGAATCAGCAAAGGGTGTAGCAACCGTGCCAGAACCTACTGCTACGCCTGTGACCATATATTTCAGTGCTGCAATAGCAAAGATTTGAACCCATGTTCCAGCAACACCACCTGTGGTTGTGCCGTTGAAGTTGATGAAATCATTTGTTGCGCCAGCACCAAACCCACGCGTTGCGTCAGAAGTGTCACTATCAATTGACAGGACATAACCCACATACTTATCCGTACCGTCAGTACCAATCTTCAGCGATGACGTAGAGATGGTGGTTGGAACCCAGATCGTATAAACAACGCCTTCGTTGTTGGCCGTATTGGGATCATTGCCAGGGCCAGACGAAGAAGCGTTCGCCGAAGCATTGATGGTAGGCAGCGTAAGCGTTACGTTAGCTGCTAGCGAACCACCAACAGAAATGATCCTGCCGCCGTGATCTACTGGATTCAGCGTGGTGCTAGAAGTAATTTCTACGATGGTAGATGGACCCTGCTGATAGATGCCGCCAAGAGAGCGGACCGGTCCTTGGAACGTGGTGCGAGCCATATTGTCCTCACATGCGATGTCGGTGTATTAGTCTGCATGTTGTCAGCCGGGACTGTCTAATACACCGGGCTAACCCCGGAATACACCTAGTATAAATAAAAAAGGGGGTTTTGCAACCCCCTTTTCCCTGCGCCTTCTTAGGCTCCGGGTGAACCGAAGATACCAAGAGGATCAGACACACCAAAGCTATAACGCTCACGGGCTTTGTACCGGACGTTACCAGTATCAAAATCGCCGTCCATGCTGTTCTGCATGGGGGTGCGGATAAAGTGCTTCAGGCCGTTAGGCACATCGGTAGTCAGGAACCATGCGTTGGTATCGGTCAAATAGTGGTTGACCGTATAGCCTTCGGGGATGGACCCCATCATCTTCAGTGCGTTAACGTCGTTGTCAGCAGTCGCCACACGAAGCTCGGTTTGCAGCAAACGAGTTGCCGTAAACATGAGGTTCGGAGGAACAACCAACTTGCGGGGCTTTGCAGCGATCAACAACCCACGTTCATCAGTCCACGCAGCGATTTGAATCACTGCATTTTCCAACGAAGTTTCGTTGAGATCCGAGTTAGTTGCGGGGCGGTTGCTGTTAACACCACCAGAAACCAGCGGATGCGAAGTCGAGAACAAGGGCTGACCGTCACCATAGGTAACGCTTGAACTAAAGCCATTGTTCAGAACTGCTGCTCCCTTCACCTCTTTGGTGTAGTACATCGCACGAGCAAGTGCCTTGGTGTAACGAGCAGACAAGCTGTCGTACAAGTTATCCTCAATCGCTTCTTCAGTGATCGAGAACCCAAGTGCAATGGTTTCGTGCGTATAGCGAGCAGTCCAAGCCTCCTGCGCGTTGTCATAACTTATTGCAGAACCCTCGTTTTTGACAGGGGCTGCGCTAAATCCTGACAGCTTGGTTTCTTCCTCGAAAGAACGCTCGGAAGTCTCTGTTTCGTAGATTTCCTTGTGCTCTTCGCCATACTTCGCATACTCCAGACCGAACAATGCGTTCAGGCCGGGGAGAAGCTCTTTCAGTAGTTGTGCGCGTGAAATAGCCATTTAATTTCCCCTTCCTTACACGCCAGTTGGGTTGAGATACTGATGCCCACCAGCAACTGTTTGTCCTGTTACGTTCGGTGCGTTGAACTTAACAATAAACTCACAGAAATTGCCGCTAGAGTTAGCAGTATCAGGAACCACATCAATGATACGAATTGGCAATGTAGCAGTGGTCGTACCGCCAGCAGCACTATAAATGCCAATGGTGGAATCGCCAGATTGCGCGTTACTATTTGTACCGTCATATGTGGTGTTTTGCACGATCTGAGCATTACTACCAATCATCGTGCGGCCCAAGAAAGCCACAGATAGACCAGAAGTTGTGTCATTTGCCGTTGTGCCAGCAACCAAAACAGCTTTAAAGAGCTGGTCAGGATCATCAGCAACATAAGCATAAATCGTCGATCCGCTTACAACTGACAGGCTGGCAGGGTAATACTGCGACCAAACAGGCTGTTTTGTTGATGCGTTAACATACTGACACCCTAAAAATACACCTACAGGTGTAGCAGTAGAGGTGCCCGTGTCTTTCTCAATGGTGCCATCTGAAACAATTTTGACAATATCGCCATAGAAAATATTGGTGTTGTAGCCTGTACCAGTTGTATTTGCAATGACTAATTGACGAGTTGCTCCAGCAAACACCTGACCACCGATCAAATTGACCGGCTTTAGACCATAAGGTCTGTCGATAGTCGGGTAAGCCATTTTGGATTAACTCCTACGATTGTTGATTACTACGTCCGAATGAAACCGTGGTTTTGCGCTCTGAAAACAGAGGCATCCTTGGATCATTTTCGCGCATGAAGTGGTTGTCAACAGATCGGATTTGAGCTTCGGCTTGCTGTTGATAATAAGCATTCCGTTGATCAACCATTTCTGTTGGCGTTTTGCACAGCAACAACCCACCCACCACGACATTATCTTTAAAACGAGCGTTGTCATTATCAAGATACATCGAGATTTCGGGATGGTCTACTGCGCGAACAGGCTCCCAGCCTTCGCGGATTTTGGATGACACATTGCGTGGGTCAGCTTGACCCAGGGTACTGACACGAATCCAGCGATAGGTATACCCAGCTTCAGGTGTAGGGTCAGGCAGTAACGTGGGCGGTGCCCAGCTACGAGGACGCTCATCTTTAGCGCGGCTATCTAATTCGCGGTTTACGCGACTTTCAACTGTTTTGGTATCAGCCATTTTGTGTCATTCCTTCCGCCACTTTCCGGGCATATGCTTCAAGAGGGATACGTAACTTCTTAGCTAGTGCAACCTGAGTTTGCGTCAACGTGATTTTCTTGGGTGCAACGTTTCTGCTAGCTGGGGCTACAACATTACTGCTGGTCCGTTTCGGTTTCTCCTCTGACTTCACCTGCTCATCAGGAAAGTTTTCGGGGAACTTGCTCCGTAAAGTCTTATTGATCTGCTCGTAATACTTCTCCGAGGTCGTATCAACGCCTTCTTCGACTAATTGCTCATGCAGCCCCAGAGTGAAGGCAGTCATAAGGCGATTTTTCCCAAACCACTGATTTTCTTGACGCCACGCAAGTGCTTTGGGATCGACCTTACTATCTGAAGCGGATTGTGGTTGCATATTTACAGGAACTTCACGTTCTTGTAAAGCGGGTGCCCTAAAGTTTTCAACTTTATCAAGTCGTAACTTAGCTTGAATTAACTCTTCCTGTGCGGCAACAATCTGATCGGCGTCACCTGCATCATAGGCAGCTTTATATTTACCCTGTGCTTGGGCAAGTGCCATTTCTGCGTTTTGTTTAGCCGTGCCAACAAGAAGTGTCGTGTGTTCGCCCAGATTTTTCTTGAGATTTTTGTTCTCTTCAATAATCTGTTGAGCAAACTTCAAAGCCTCTTCACGCTCGCGCAAAGCTGCTTCTTTAGCTCGACGCTCATCGTGGTATCCGTGCGACAGTTTCTTAATACGTTTCTGTACACCTTCGTCGTATTTAGAAAGTTCGTCATCGGTTACTTCATTAACAGGCTCTTCAAGTGGTTTGCGTCCTTTATCAGGATCGGGCGTGTCGTCAACGACTTCAATCTCAAACTCAACGTCGTCTTTAGCCTTCTTTTCAGGCTCACGTTCGTCTGGGAATTTATATTCCACCTTTTCAAATTCAGCCATATGTCACCTCACGCACGTTGAATGCCACGGGGGTCTTCCACCACAGCTTCAACGGAATCATCGTTAATAATCCGAAACTCGCGGTCGTGAATCTTGATGCGAGTGCCGGTGTTGGCACGGGT